TAGAAATGTTCACAGAGATTAAGCTAGTAGAAACCTTGCTAAAGAGTCTCGATATAAAGTATACGTTTATAATTTGGCCACGCGTATACGCTGAGTGTTATAGTAGTGTTGAGAAAACTATTGATCATTCAAGGGTGCTGAATTACGGCCACGGTGAGTACTTTGACATGGATAGAATGATGCCCACCCATGGATTTAATTATCCCAGACACACTCATCATTTTGAAGAACCGGGTCAGCAGTTTATTGCTGATGCTGTATACAAGCATATGTTTGGTGGCGTGCAACTTATCCCAGCACATAAGATGGAACAACCATCTTATGAAGAATTTATTGATGAATTGTATTAGAGGAGTAATTTACTGTGATATTATATACAAATGGGTGTAGCCACACATACGGTTGTCCACGGGCCCTTGATAAACAGCAATGGGG